GTTAAATTCGCACCACTTTCTTCACCTAGCGATAGAAAAAAATCATTCGTTTCGTTTACAAGGTTAATATGCCAAAGAAAAATACACAGCCAGCGATAGAAATGCTGCCCATAGAAGAATTGTTTCCTTATGTAAACAATAGCAGGACTCACTCTGATGAACAGGTAGCCCAGGTTGCAGCTAGCATTAAAGAATTTGGATTTACAAATCCGGTGCTGGTCGATAAGGACAACATGATTATTGCTGGTCACGGCAGAATGAAAGCAGCGATGCGTCTTGGCTTAACCGAAGTGCCTTGCATTCGATTAGACCACCTAAACGATTTTCAAAAGAAGGCTTACATTATCGCGGACAATAAGCTGGCCTTAAATGCTGGCTGGGACGATGAGCTTTTACGGCTAGAACTTGGTCAGTTAAACGATGACGGGTTTGATTTATCGCTAACAGGATTTGATGACGATGAGTTAAGCAAACTGTTAATTCCTGAACAGATTGACGGGTTGACAGATGAAGACGATGTGCCTGAAGTTCCCGACGAGCCCGTCACGGTTGAAGGTGATGTCTGGGTTTTAGGCAATCACAGATTAATGTGCGGTGATTCCACCAGTATTGATGCGGTTGAGAGATTGATGGATGGACAAAAAGCTGACATGGTTTTCACCGACCCGCCTTATAATGTTAGCTTCAACGGAAGAAGCGGAAAGCATGATGTTATAAAAAATGACAATCTTTCGGAAACTGATTTTGATAAATTTATAAATGAAATCTGTCAAACAATAAAAGCAATCAATCCTTCTGTTTACTATGTTTGGTGTAATTGGAAATTCTATTCACAACTACAGGGAAGGTTAGAATATAAAGCCTGCATTGTTTGGGCAAAAAATGTTTTTGGCATGGGGCAAGGATATAGGCATCAGCATGAATTTTGCTTGTTTAATGGGAAAATCGACGAGCAAATAAAAAATGAATCTGACCTTTGGTCAATAAAAAAAGACAGCAGATATATTCATCCAACACAAAAGCCAGTGGAGTTATCTGTCAGGGCGTTTAGTAATCATATAAAGTTGATAAATATTTTAGACCTTTTTGGCGGCTCTGGGTCGACTTTAATAGGAGCGCATCAAACTAATAGGAATTGCTTTGTTATGGAGCTAGACCCTAAATATTGCGATGTCATTATCAAACGCTGGCAGGATTTCACTGGCAAAGAAGCAGTTCATGAAGACGGTAGAAAGTTTAACGACTTGAAGGTTAATGATGAGTGAAGCAGGAACCCCGACTTATCCAGTAAGCACTATTTCAAAGTTATTATTACTCACGGAACGCAGGGTTCAACAGCTTGTCAAAGAAGGCGTTATTCCTAAAACAGAAAGAAACCGTTATGAGTTAGCACCGGCCGTTCAGGGCTATATCCGTTATCTTCAAGAAAGAATGGTTGGCAATACAGCCCAGCCATTAGATTATCAAGTTGAGAAATCTAGGTTAGTAAGGATACAGGCAGATAAAGCGCAGCTTGAGCTAGACCATCTGAATGAGGTTTTAGTATCTACTCAAGAAGTTTCAAAAGAATGGGAATCTATTCTTAACGACTTAAAATCAAAAATGCTATCTGTACCATCAAAAGCTGCTCCGTTAATACGAGATGAAACAGAAACCAATGTGATTATGGATATTTTACAATCTTTCGTTGATGAAGCATTACTAGAGCTTGCAAGCTATGGAAAACATGTCGAAGGCCAGAACAATCCTATTGAATGGGATGAGCATACTGAAGCCACCGCCGAAATTCACGGTTAGTTCATGGGCTGATTCAAACAGAAAGTTAGATAGCCAATCTAGCTCCGAGGCCGGTCAGTGGTATACATCTCGCGCAGAGTATCAGCGCGGGATTATGGATGCTTGCTCTGACCCCAAGGTCAAAGAAATAGTAGTTATGGCTGGAGCGCAGCTAGGAAAATCAGAAGCGCTTTTGAATATAATCGGTTTTCACATTGACCATGACCCATGCCCGATTCTCATGCTACAACCTACCGAATCGATGGCTCAGGCGTTTTCTAAAGACAGAATCGCTAATGGACTGTTAAGAGCTACGCCTTGTCTTCAAGATAAAGTCAAAGACCCGAGAGCAAGAGACTCTAACAATACTACTTTGCACAAGGTCTTCCCAGGAGGTTCACTTTCTCTGGTTGGAGCTAATAGTCCTGCTGGCCTTGCATCACGTCCTATCAGGATTTTGTTAGCAGATGAAGTCGATAGGTTCCCGTCGTCAGCAGGCTCAGAAGGCGACCCCGTTAATCTGGGCAAGAAGCGAACATCTACATTCTGGAACCGTAAAATTATTCTTGTCTCGACGCCAACGATGAAAGGCGTTTCTAGGATAGAGAACGCATACGAAGGGTCAGACATGCGTGAATACTATGTCCCTTGTAAGCATTGCGAGCATCAGCAGACTTTGGCTTGGGCTAATGTTCGCTGGCAAGATGATGACCCAGAGACCGCTCAATACTTATGCGAAGAATGCGGAACGTTGTGGTCTGATGCCGATAGAAGATGGTCGGTCAGAAACGGTCAGTGGGTAGCTAAAGAAGAATTTAAAGGTATTGCTGGATTTAAAATATCAGGTCTTTATTCGCCTTGGACGCCTTTATCAGATGGTGTGCGTGAATTTCTAGCAGTCAGAAAGAATCCAGAACAGCTTAAAGTTTGGACAAACACCTATCTTGGAGAAACTTTTGAGGATGCAGGCGAAACCATAGACGACTATGAGCTTTCGACCAGAAGGGAACAATTTAATGAAGTCCCAGAGGAAGTTGTATTTATTACGGCAGGCGTGGATACCCAAGACGACAGATTAGAAGTCTCTTTCATCGGATGGGGCAGAGATGATGAATCCTATGTCTTAGCTCACGACATACTTTATGGTGACCCATCAACACCGCAGCTCTGGTCGCTGCTAGACGCAAAGTTGGGACAGGTATTCAAGACAGAAGACGAAAGACAACTAGCTGTGAGAGCGGCTTGTGTTGACTCAGGCGGTCACTTTACCAACGCGGTCTATAATTACTGCAAGAAGAATTGGGGCAAGCGGTACTTCGCTATAAAAGGTGTCGGTGGTGAAGGCAAGCCGATAGCGGGTAGACCGTCAAAGAATAACTCAATGAAATGCCCGTTATTTCCGATTGGGGTTGATGCTACAAAAGACTTGCTATTCACGAGGATGCGAATCAAGGAACAAGGGCCAGGTTATATCCATTTCTCTGATACTTTGACTGACGAATACTTCAGGCAATTAACAGCAGAAAAGATTGTCACCAAGTTCGTGAGAGGCTATAAAAAACGAGTATTCACTAAAATCAGGCCAAGGAACGAAGCCTTAGATTGCTATGTTTACGCAATGGCTGCGTATGCTATACTGAACGTGGATATAAATTCAATTTCAGATAAGATAAAATCAAAGCCTGAGACGGTAGAGAAACCTAAACAGGTATCCAATCAACGACCCTTCATACCAAGAATGAGTGGAGGGTTTGTCAACGCATGGCGGTGATATGTCAGACGAATCTAATTATTTCGACAACATCAAAGAGGGCGAGCCAGGAAGCATAGTAGTCGGTGACTTTATTCAATGGAAGCGAACCGACCTTGCTGAAGTTTACGACCCTTCACTGTATACAGCTCAGTATATCGCAAGAATTGCCGGTGGTGGTAATGAAATCAACATTACCGCGACAAATCAAACAACTTATTTCCTATTTCAAGAATCATCAGCAGTCACTGCAACTTACAATCCTGGCTACTATCACTGGCAGTTGGAGATTGTTAGGAATTCTGACAGCGAAAGAAAGGTTATTGAAAGAGGCCATGCAGACGTTGTTCCAGACCTTGATATCAATGCTAGTGACCCAAGAAGTCATGAAGAAATCATGCTGGATAAAATCCAGTCTTTGCTTCAGGGTAAGGCAGACGCTGACGTTTCATCTTACTCAATAGCTGGTCGAAGTCTGACCAAGATGACTTTTCAGGAATTGACACAGGCCGAGGATTATTTCGCGG